CGCTTCTTCACCTTCTTCGTCGCCTGCTTCAACGTCAGCCATCATATCATCTGTGGCATCCATTTCAGGCTCTTCTTCAAGGTCAAGCTCTTGATCGTCGAAGTTTTCTTCGACTTTCTCTTCTTCTGAATCATCTTTTGCTTCTTCTACGTCTAGTTCTTCATCTTTAGACTCTTCTTCAGCGATGATTCCTTCATAGATATCTCTTGCTTTTTCTACAACGATATCATGGAATAATTCTTGTGCTTTTTCTTTGTCTTCATTGACAAGTAATTCAAGCATTTGTTCAAATTTATTACGATCAGACATTGTCTCCTCCTTCTATTAATTTGCGTATGGCAAGGCTGTCAATAATATTTACATATTATTTAATTATATATGTAGAAATAGGCGATTTTTTGCGATTCTTGGAAACTAAATCGCAGATGTGAGCATTTCTTGCATAGTTTCAGGTTTGATCTGCCTAAAATTATGCAATCCGTCCAAGTCCTTTGGAGTGTAATCAAAGTGATTTGTTATTACACGATAATATTTAGTATTAGGGAACTCTTTTGCTATGGTTAAGGTCTGTCTTACCCAATTTCCGAAGAATGTTGGTGCATCCGTGCTCTTTTTGTAGTGTTCCGTGTCAGCATACACGTTATTAAACTGGCCGTTATCACCGCCAAAGTCAAATCCTAGTATAAAAACCTGCTTTGCACCCTGTTGTGATGCTAGTAATAGTGCTGTAGGACCGCTGGACCACCCTCTGCTAGGTTTAAAGAAGTTAACACCGTCAGGATAATCAACTAGTCTTGATCGTTTGTTGGTCCATAGGGGTATTTTCTTGTGTACATCGTCCTTTATTATTTGCTTTACCATCGGAGGATCAACTGCTACCAGATAGTCCGGCATATAATCCTCATACATTTTATTACAACCGTATATAGGACCGTACTTTCTTAATATTTCTAATTTAAACTGTAAACGGCTTTTTCCATTACCGCACACAAACGCTGTTGACATGTAAACTGACCTCAATTTACAAGTAATTATGTATATAATAAGTGTTAGGCTGTTGCTTCTGGTGGAGTTCCGTACATCTTTTCAACGAATTCAAGTTCTCTTTCAGACTCTTCATCGTGTAGTTCAGATGCTTTGCGTAATTCATTGATCTGCTTGAGTGTTAAGCGTGTCTTTCTTGTGTCATTAAATGTCTTTACAGACACGTCTCTGCTAGGATCATACCTGTTGTCTGGTCCTGGGGCAAATGTTTCTTTATCGAAGTAAAAAAATTCTCTCAAGTTCATGCTACTATTTATATCGTTCCGCCTTCTGGTGGCGGAGCCGCTCCTCCTGCTTCTGCACCACCTGCGTCAGGTGCCGCCGCTTCCATTCCTTCAGGGGCAGTTTCGTCACCTGCTCCCATTGCATCGTCTCCGATGCCTGCACCACTTACGCCAACACCTCTAAGTTCAGCGGCCGCGTCAGTGATGGTATCACCTTCCATGCCTGCTTCTTCTTTCCATAGGCGTTCATTTTCTGCAATTTCTTCCTCGGTCATTCCTAAGAAACGTTTAAGTGCAAAACGTTTGCTAAAGAAAGGTAATGCAGTTAACTGTGTAAATGTTGGTACACGAGAGTTGTCAAGTTCTGCTTGACGATAACTTGCAAAGTTCTGTGGTGATTGGAATTCCAATTCAAACATTGACGAATCAATGTTGATTCCTTTGCTGTATAGATAGCGTTTAAATTCTTGGTCAAATTGTTCTGTTAATAAACTTTGAAGTCTCTTACAGTACTCGTTAAAGCGAAGTTCTTGGATATATGCGGTACCCACCCTGCCATCATTAAACTGACTTTGCGAATCATCTGCGCCTGTTGGCAAGTAAGAACTTGGAATACGTAATGCCCTTGCAAGTTTGTTTGTAAAGAACTTTAGATCGTCAATTTCACCTAGGTTAGTACCGCCTGGTAGCGTTTCAACCTTGGATCCACGTCCTTCTGCTGTTTGTGGAAAGAAATAATCTTCGTTTATTGAAAGTGGATTGTATGCACTGTCAATCACTGACTGTCCACCACCAGTTGCAGAAGGTATCCTTCTCTGATGGATTTCATTTTTAACTCTTTCCACAAAACTCATTGCCATGTGTGATGGCAAGTTACCTACGTCTATGTAGAACACACGTCTTTCAGGTGCTCTTTGTACACGATAGATAATGATAGCGTCTTCAAGCAATTCTTTTTGCTTGTAAACTTTGAAAACTGATTCCAATAGTGAATTACCAAACGGATAATTGTTGTCCAAGCCTTCTGATAGACTTAAATGAACAACGTGTTCAGCATCAATTGCAAATTCGTTTTGTTCTTGGCTGAATCTTCCGCCTGATTGTGTTTGGAAGTTACCAGTGTAGTTCTTGTTTGCCGCTTGTGGGTATGTGCTACCGCCGCCGGTTACATTACCACCTGGTGTGTTGATCTGTGTTGCAACAAGATCACGGAAATTAATGCTAAGATCCCTTATTACATATTGTTCCGGACGTTTTCCGTCTGACTCGTTAACAATTATCTTTGTTACCTTGCCCGGATCAACATAAAACCATTTTAAGGTTTCAGGATCTCTAATAAAGAAAGCATCGCCATACTTAAATGTATTACGAGCGATTCTAAAAATTCTTTGTTCAAACTTTTGCAGTTTAGCCCACTGTTGCAGTGCTTGTTTTAATACAGTAACTTCCGTGTTGCTTGCGTTTTGTTTGAAGTGTAGGTTAAACGGAGTACCGTTTGTTCTATTTTTTTGAGTTGAAAATTCTGCTAGTATGTCCAGTGCCGCATTTACTTCCGAGTCGTTATCCATTGTTTCGTATTGCATGTAACGCTCAATACGATTTGGTGAACCCATGTAAACATCTGGCAAGTATGAAGAATAATTTGCACGAGCAGGACCCGCTCCGCCTCTACCACCAATGGGACTTGCTGTACCATCGTAGTTTGCATTACCAACCGGAGTAAAATATTTTTTCCAACTCATTTAAATTTCCTAAACTGAACCAGTTACGTTTTTCATTTCTCTAACTTGTCGTTTACCGTAATCTGCTGTTCTATTATTTATTTCTACTAATTGTAACACGTTATTATTCAGAGTGTCAAGTTTTTCATTGATAGATTTTACCAAATCATCGCCGCCGCCTGCTCCGGACACTGCTTTTGAAATTGCCTGCGGTGCTGAAGCCATTGCTGTTTGTGCTTGTGCCGTTACCGCTGGCATGCTTGCTTGCATTTTGGCCATTGCTTGATTAAGCCCACCCGGAAATGCTGATAGCAATGCTCCTTGTGGAGAATCTTTTGGAACAACCTGCTCTAGATCGTGAAGTATTCCTAGTGTTCCCTTTCCAAAATCCTTAAATCCGTCGGTACCTTCGTCAAATCCTGGAAGCATTTCCCATAAACCTTTAATGCCATCTTTAATTGCATTAGTGGTTGCGTTTAGCCAACTTCCTTGATCGTCCATTTCTGGATTGTTTCCTCTTAGATTTTTGGATCCTTCAAGTAGTTTTTGTGTTAGTTCTTCTGCTTTTACTTTTTCATCAGCAGTTGTAGCATTTGTACTAGCATCTTTTGCTATCTGTAATGCATTAATTGTTTCTTCTATTACTTTTCTTTGTTGATCAGACAATTCGTTATTGGTGTTTAGAATGGTTTGCAATCTTAATACTTCGTTGTTAACACCATCAACACCAGGAACTATTGAGGAAACTGCACCTGTTAATGTTTCCATTACCGGATCAATATCACTTCTATTAACTGGAGATAAAGCCTCTTTGGCCGCATTACCAATTGATTCGATTGCTGTTTTTGACTCGGTAAGTATTTCTTCAGTTGCTGATGCCGCAGTATCTTTTAATACCTGCTCCGTTGCCGCAAAACCTGCAACTACTTGATTATCTAATTGATCATCTCTTTCTTGCTTTAATTTTTTAACGACTCCATCTAGTGCATTACCAAACGATGTTAAGTTGTCATTAACTCCTGCAACAATTTTTCCTTGTTGTGTTACTTGGTCTAGTAGATCTTGGTTTGCCTTAAGAGTTCCTGCCGCAACTTCAGCAACGCCGCCTAACTGTCCCATAGCCGCCATTGTCAAGCCTTGGGTGGAGTTCATCTGTTTAAGTGCCGCGGCTTCTGCTTGTTTGGTAAGTTCAATTGCCGCGTCCTTGTTGCCTTTTTTCATTTCGTTGGCCGCTTCAGATAGCAGTCTTGCCGCTTCAGGAGAACTTGCCGCTAGTTTTTTAGTCGCATCAGTTAATGGTACTCCCATCTGGACGTAGTCTTTTAACAGATCCTGGAATCCAGGACCTAGTTTAGCGGCACTGGCATCCATCATCTTGTATGTTTCAGCCGCGTTGGTTATACCTTGTCTTTCTAGCAAACGTAATTTTGCCTGTGTGGCACCATCACGCATTCTAGCCTTGCTGTCCTCCTGCATTTCCTTACGATTTTTACCAGTAAGTTTTGCTATCACGTCTAGTTCAGCAACGTATGCCTGTGTGCTTCTTATCAGATCGCCTTGAGACATTTGATCCGTTCTATTACGTCTGCGGTTTATGGTCATCTGCTCTAATAGCAGTTCATTTTGTTCTTTTGCAGATATTCCAAGTGCAAACATTTCTTCGCTTGCACCGCTGTCAAAGAATGCCTTTGACATATTTGCAAATGCTTTTGTACCGCCGCTAACTCCAGCACCAAGTGCTGAAAGTTGTGAAGCATTATTAGTAACCACATCAGCAAATTCATCTAGATTCATTCTAGTATTAGCCGCTGTTATTCTTAGATCAACTAAATCTCCATTAAGTGAGGCTCCACTTGCAGATAGATTTTTATATGTGTTATATGTTCCGATTAGATAATTTGCGGCGCCTGACGCACTGTCTCCAAAAAACTTTAAAAACTTGTTGTTTTTGGTTAGACCTTCTATATTTTTTCCAACAATGTCTGCGTGTGCGGATAGACTAGTTTCACCTTGCAACAATGCCGCGGCATGTTTCTTTAGATCAGTAACTACTGCCGCAGTAGCAACTTCTGTTTGCCCTAATGCTAGGGCCATGCCACCTAGTGCACCGTTTGCACTATTCAAATTACCCGCTAAGGCTTCAATGGTAGTATCGCCACCACCTGTTGTTGGAGGTGTGCTACCGCCTATACCGCCTTTTCCTTCTAACTTTTTGTTAAGTTTGTCAATGGCAGTGGTTAATTTGTTAATTGTATCGTCGGTTAAAGCCACGAATTAAACTCCTAGTTTATTCTAATCCATAAATATGTAATATGAACACATTATTATTTAGCGAGGTTTAAAATATGAGTAGTTTTCTTCAAAAACATGCAAGACAGCCAAAACTCTACATTGACCTACCAAGCAATGGACGACATTATCCAAAAGGAGTGTTAGTTGACGATTCACCAACTAACCTTCCTGTGTTCGGCATGACTGCAAACGATGAAATCATGATTAAAACACCTGATGCACTTTTTGCGGGACAGGCAACAGTGGAAGTAATTAAAAATTGTATTCCAAATATCACTGACCCATGGAAAATGCCAACCATTGATGTTGATCATTGTTTGATAGCAATTAGAATGGCCACACATGGTAATTCTTTACCGTTAGGAACAACATGTCCTCACTGTGATACACAGCAGGATGTTGATGTAAATTTAAATACACTAATCGAACAATCAGCAACTAAGGTATTTAGAGATACCGTGACGATAAACGATTTAACATTTACACTGAAACCTTTAGATTATCGCAAACAGTCAGATCTACAGAGAAGATTGTACGAAGCTCAAAGACAACTTAGTTCCATACCAACAAACACACCTGAGGACGAAAAAAAGAAACTAATAACTGG